ATAAACGATGGCACTAACAGAACGCACAGTTGAAGACAAAATTGAGATTGTCGGAGACTACAAACACATCCAAGTACGCACAGCCACAGTGATTGAACGTGACGGTGTAGAGATCAGCCGCAGCTTCTCACGCCATGTGGTTGCACCTAACGATGACATCACAGGTGAAAGCACAGAGGTACAAGCCATCTGTAACGCAGTTCACACAGACGAAGTAAAAGCAGCCTATGCCGCACACTTGGCTTCACAAGAGGTATAACTAGATATGACCAGAGCAAGAGACTTAGCAGATAGCGCAGATAAAGACATTGCGGGTACACTTACTCTGGATGGTTTAACTGTAGCGGGTAACGTCAGCGTCGATGGCGGCACGATTAAGCTGGATGGGAATTATCCTGTTGCTAGTAATAACGTAGCATTAGGTAACTTTGCGTTGGATGATGGTTCACTGTCAGGTAATGCAAACACAGCCCTTGGCTCCAGTAGTATGACTGCAAACACTAGCGGTCAAAAAAATGTTGCTGTTGGTGAATCTGCAATGCTATCAAGCACCACAGGTAGCTTTAATGCTGCACTAGGACAAGACAGCTTGAGTGGCAACACAACTGGTGCATACAATTCTGCGGTAGGTAAGGGTTCATTACAAGGTAATGAAACAGGTGCCGCCAACACCGCCGTTGGTTACAATGCTCTGACATCGAACACCGCAAGTTATAATGTGGCGGTGGGTCATCAGGCTCTTGAAGATAACACATCGGGAAATTATTTAACGGCGGTCGGCCAAGCGGCCTTAGCCAACAACACATCAGGAATCAGAAATTCCGCTTTGGGTCGAGCCACTTTAGGGGCAAACACAACGGGAAATTATAATTCAGCGGTTGGATATGGCGCTCTGGATGCGAATCAAACCCACAGCAACAACACGGCGATGGGTTATCATGCGCTAACATCGGCAACTGCAGACAACAATACTGCCGTTGGGTATCAGGCTGGGTATAGTAATACTACTGGAACGGCTAACGTGGCTGTTGGTGCGGCTGCACTTTACGATAACTCTACAGGCATTCGTATTACTGCAGTTGGCAGAGAGGCGTTAACAAACAACACTACAGGCAATCATAATACAGGTATTGGCTATCAGGCCATGCTCACTAACACCACAGGTAATTACAACGTATCTGTTGGCTATGAGAGCCTTAACTCCAACACCACCGCCTCCTACAATACAGCAGTTGGGTATCAAGCTGGATATAGTAATACTACTGCTCAAAATATTACCTCTATGGGCTATAAGTCACTTTTCACAAATACCACTGGGGCAAGTAATACTTCAATAGGGGTTGAAAGTTTAAAAGAAAATACTACAGGTAGCTACAACACAGCACTTGGACACCTTGCTTTAAAAGAAAACACCACCGCATCCGAAAACACATCCGTTGGGTATCAGTCGCTTTATTCTAACCAAACAGGAGTAGAAAATTCCGCACTTGGCAGGGGGGCTTTGTATAATAACCTAAGCTCGTATAATACAAGTGTTGGTAGAAGCTCTATGTATAATAACACCACAGGCAATAGGAATGTTGCACTAGGTGTGCAAGCACTATTCTCCAACACCACCGCCAGCCAAAACACAGCCGTTGGTTACAAAGCTGGCTACAGCAATACAAATCAACACAATTCTTTTGTTGGTTATCAAGCGGGTATGAATGCAACTTCTGGCGGTGGCCATTCTTACTTTGGGTCACAAGCTGGTGAAAATACAACGACAGGTGCTGACAATACGGCACTTGGTACGGCTGCTTTGGTCTACACAACTACAGGCAGCTACAATACAGCAGTGGGTAAGTTTGCATTACTCTCCAACACCACCGCAAGCTACAACACCGCTGTTGGGTATCAAGCTGCTTTTAATAATACAACAGGTGCAAAGAATTCTGTTTTTGGGTACACCGCTCTACACTCTAACACGACAGGAAACGAAAACGCTGCATTTGCAAAAGATGCACTCCAAGGAAATACCACAGGCAGCTACAACACCTCTGTTGGTCATCAGTCATTGGTATCCAACACCACCGCATCCTTTAACACAGCATTGGGTTGGCAATCGCTTTACTCTAATACTACTGGAACCTTTAACATTGGTATTGGCCCATATGCTCTTCACAGCAACACAACCCCTGCTGGTAATATAGCTATTGGGTATGCTGCTCTTGAAGAAAATACTACTGGCGCAAACAATGTTGGAATTGGTTATAAGGCTCTTGAAGCCAACACCACCGCCAGCAACAACACCGCTGTTGGGTATAAGGCAGGGTACGGCACTACCACAGGCAATCAAAATACTTACATTGGTTATCAAGCAGGTCGAGACACTTCAGTTAGTACAAAAAACACAGCGGTTGGTTACAATGCAGGATTAAGCACCAGTGGCGGTGCAAATACTTCTTTAGGTCATGAAACTATGCTTAACGTCACAACAGGCGTTGAAAATACATTTCTTGGCGCTCAAGCGGGACGAACAGCGACAACAGGAAGTCAAAATACATTTGTAGGTACATATTCAGGGTATTATGTAACCACTGGTCAAAATAACACCATTCTTGGGATGTACACAGGCAACCAAGGCGGCTTGGACATCCGCACCTCAAACAACAACATCGTGCTGTCGGATGGTGATGGTAATCCTAGGTTGCATATTAACTCTTCTGGGACAGTTAATTTTGGCAGCAGTTCTTCTAGTTCAAATGTAAATGTATATGATAGTCGGGATGCTGTTGGCACTATTACGGCTAAAAACTTTAGCGGTTCCTATGTTGATTTTATATACAATTCTGTAACGTCTAGGGGAGCAGGAACATCTTGCGGTCACTTTAGGGGGTTATCTTCAAACACATCAACTAATGTAGTTATATACAATAACGGTAATGTTGTGAACTCCAACAACAGCTACGGTGCATATTCTGACTTTAAGCTGAAAGAAAACATCGTCGATGCTTCCTCCCAATGGGATGACATCAAGGCTCTAACTGTGCGTAAGTACAGCCTTAAAGCTGACAACCTTGATGCGCCTAATATGCTTGGAGTTATCGCCCAAGAACTTGAGACTGCTGGCATGGGCGGACTTGTGTTTGAAAGCCCAGACATGGACGAAGATAATAACGATCTTGGCACTGTCACAAAGCAAGTCAACTACTCCATCCTCTACATGAAAGCAGTCAAGGCACTGCAAGAGGCAATGGATCGGATTGAAACCCTAGAGGCAAAAGTAACTGCCCTAGAAAACGCATAACATTAGTCAGAAAAGGAGAAAGACATGACTGATACACCAACTGCGGAAGAAATCGCACAACACTACACAGCAATGGGTCACTCTGTTGACTTGCTAAACGCTGGACAACCAGAGGACATGGAAGATGCTGATTGGACTGACACTGTGTCACGCAACGTAGAGCATCTACAGTTGATGGTTGCTAAAGACTTCTGGACTACAGAGGATATGACTGCTGCTAATGCAGCTATTGCAGCTAACACTTAAAAGGTAACATATGTTCGGTACAGCCTTCGCCTCTACACCCTTCGCGTCACAGTCAGAGATACGCTTTCTGATTGACGGTGTAAGTGCGCTTGGTGCTACCAATACTGTTACCGTTACTGCTGATGCTAATGTACCAGTTACAACACCTACCTTAACATCTAGTGTTGGATCTGTTGTAGTTGTAGCAGATGCTAATGCAGCCGTTACAGGTGTATCAGCTACAGCATCTACTAATACGGTAACGATTACTGCTGCAGCTAATGTTGTACCAACGGGGGTTGACTCTACAGGAGTTATAGGTACAACTGTGGTGGTTGCTGGTGCTAATACGTTTATTAGTAGCCCAGCGCTTATAGCAGGTATAGGCGTAGTTACTATTACTGCTGCAGCTAATGTTGTACCAACGGGTGTATCTGCTACTGTAAGTTTAGGCTTAGTACAATCAAGAACTACTAACGTTATACCTATAACTACACCAGCTTTAACTGTTAATACTAACAGTGTTACTGTCGTAAATACAAACTTTGACTATGACTCTTTACAAGATAGTTATGATCGTAAACGTGTTGTATTTATATCAGGTACACCTCAGAACTTCACGGTTGTCATACCATCAGATAAGAAACAAAGAACTGTTAGTATTGCAGCTATCGACAGAGACAACACAATAAGAATCGCAGCGTAAGGAATACGTACATGTCATACAAGTGGCCTGATAAAGACAAAGATGAAGTCCTAGACTATAACATAGATTGGTCACGCTTTCTAGGTGATGACACTATTGTAGGTGTGTCCTGGTATATTGATGACGCGGATGGTGTAAAGACTTCTGTTAGTCCTGCTTCTGTAGTCAACGGCTTACAGATGGTGCAACAGACTAATACTACAACTGTAGCAACCATTAGATTGTCCCTTGGTACGAATAACATTAGGTATCGCATATCGTGTCAGATAACAACCACAGAAGGGTTGCAATATGAGCGCTCTGTGTTTTTACGTGTTAAGGAGAAGTAAGAATGTCTTATAACTTTATAGGTCTAGTTAATGATGTTAATAGACGCTTAAACGAGGTTGAACTTACTTCATCTAACTTCTCTACAGCTACAGGTTATTATAACCTCAGTAAAGACTCAGTTAATGCCTCTATTCGTCATATTCACCAAGAAGAGTTTGAATGGCCTTGGAACCACGCAGAGGAAACTGAGGTACTTTTACCCGGTGAAGTTCGTTACAGTATACCCTACGATGCTAAGACTGTTAACATGAACTCCTTTCGTATACGTAGAGATGCAAGTTTAAGTGTAGAAACTCAACGATTAAAGTTACTTAACTACGAAGAATACCTTGACAAATACATAGATTACGAGTATAACTCTGATGTTAGTACTAGAGCAGTTCCTAAGCATGTTGTACGAACACCTAGCAGAGAGTTAGTCTTTGTACCAGCACCTGATAAAGCTTATGAGGTTGTGTATGAGTATTACACTGTTGGTGTTGATATGGATCTTGCTACAGACGTTCCTTCTATACCAGAAGAGTATAAACACGCTATTGTAGATGGGGCTATGTATTATGTGTACTTGTTTAGGGGTGATACTCAAACAGCACAGTTATCCCAACAAAAGTTCTTGCAAGGTATTAAGCATATGCGCAGCTTGAACATTAACAGAACTGAATATATTAGAGATACGAGAGTACACTTTTAATGGCAACCCAGTGGACAACATTTCCTATTGAGTTTAGGGGTGGGTTAATATCTAACCTATCCCCTTTACAACATGGTACAAACGCTGTTGGATCTGCTACTATTCTACAGAACTTTGAAGCTAATAAAGAGGGTGGCTACTCTAAGATAAGAGGCTTTGAAAAGTATAGCACAACAACTGTACCGGGTTCTGGTCCTATCTTAGCTCTTAAAGTTATTAGCTCTGGTCGTGTTGTAGCAGCCCGTAAGAACGGTAGTAACTTAACACAGTACTACTACAGTACAGGTGGTTCTTGGACTAGTATGGCTACTAGTGCTAGTACTAATGGTGGTAAAGCTAGACACGTTCTGTATAACTTAGACGGTGATGATAAAGTCCTTTTTGTAGATGGTACTAACTACCCAGCTATCTACAACACTAACGGTAACACTATGTCATTTATGACTTCATCAGATAGCTCTGATGTTAGTGGTGCAGAGCAGGTAGCTATATTTAAGAATACTGCATTCTATGCTAAGGGTAGTAACTTATTCTTTACTGCCCCATTTAGCGTAGATGATTTTAGTGTTGCTAATGGTGCAGGGTCTTTTAATGTAGCTAATGATATTACTGGATTAGCAGTCTTTCGTGAACAACTTATTATCTTTACTCAGGACAGTATTAAGAGATTGACTGGTAGTAGCGCTGCAGACTTCTCTGTCTCACCTATTACTGATCGTATTGGCTGTATTAATGGCGACACTATTCAAGAGATTGGTGGTGACGTTATTTATCTAGCACCAGATGGTATTAGGTTATTAAGTGCTACTGACCGTATTGGTGACTTTGCATTGGATGTTGCCTCTGATCAGATTTACAAGGACTCTAACACTTTCTTAGCGAGTACATCTAGTTTTACATCTCTTGTATTACGTGAGAAAGCTCAGTACCGTATCTTTGCCTATATTGCTTCTGAACAGGCAGAGGTGGGTAAAGGTCTTATAGCTACCAAGTTTATCTCTCAGGGTGCATCAGGTATGTCTTGGTCTACTACATCAGGTATTAAAGCCTTTGTAGCAGATAGTCGTTACTCTGGTACAACAGAGATGGTAGCCTTTGCACATGATGATGGTTACGTTTACCGTATGGAGACAGGTTCTAGCTTTGATAGTGCAGATATTGAAGCTATTTATGAATCTCCATATATGCCTATTACAGATCCACAGACACGAAAGTCTTTCTACAAATTAACTTTGTATGCTGAGCCTACTGGTAGTATGGACTTAGACTTAAACATACGTTATGACTTTAGTACCAGTACAAACACATCTACATTACAGCCAGCTACACAACAGATTAGTAGTACAGGAACAGCAATATTTTTATTTGGTGCATCTGACGCTGTATTTAACACTGCTAAGTTTGGTGGAGAGTTAGATAAGGTGTACACAAATAACATAGTTGGCTCTGGCAAGACTATTGCTATGCGTATAGCTGACAACTCTACTAACCCTACATTTACTCTTGACACTGCATTACTAGAGTACAGACAAAACGATAGACAGTAAGGAAACACAATGGCAGGTTATACAAGACAGGATACTGCAAACAACATTGCCAATGGTAACGTTATTGATGCAGATGATTTTGACGCAGAATACAATGCAGTAGAGGGTGCATTTAACGCATCTACAGGACACAAGCATGATGGTACTGCTGGTGAGGGTGCGCCTATAACTAAGGTTGGCCCTAGTCAGAACTTGGTTGTATCTGCTACTAATGTTAATCCTAAGACTAGTAATACCTTAGACTTGGGTACTAACTT